TAATGGGGGAATTTACAAACACAATTCAGAGAATGCTACTGCTGTAGACCAGTCTGAAATAAATGCATTAGCTAGTCACGCTACAGAGACTGCTGAGTTTTACACTCAAAGATTTATGGATCATATGAACTACAACAGTAATTTATATCCGGAATACATATCAAATCAAGATGACGGAATGTATCCTGAAAGGGATGTTAATTTTACTGGTTGGGTGTTATAATGGCTAAAAAAAAGAAAAGGGTATATAAGCCTAAGAAAGAGAACGAAATTAAATTAAATAGTTATTTAATAAAGAACAACGATGAGTTGGGGAAAGATATACGAAACAACACATTTCGGAGAGATAAATAACAATATAGGTTGGGGCGATATCTATGAGACTATCGTTAACACCTTTGCAAGACCTTTGGCAAGTACATCTAGATTATTCGCAGATGCTATCAATTATCTTGCAAGTAATTTTTATAGTGAATAATGGCAAATACAATAAGTTGGGCGGTTTCATATTGTAGTAGTTGGTGGGGTAATAGCTCCAATCAGTCTACTGTAGATATAGATTCTAAACCACCTTGTCTATAATTAATAATAATAAGAAATGGCTAAACAGACAGTAAATATCGGTAGTGCAGCAAACGATGGAACAGGTGATCCTTTAAGAACCGCATTCGATAAATTAAACGACAACTTTGATGAAGTATATGCTGATGACTTTGTGACTACAGCTAGGTTAGCTGATGATTCAGTTACAGAGGCACATCTAGATGTCACTAACTCCCCAGTAGATGGTTATGTATTGACTTACGACTCTGGATCAAGTGGGTTCACTTGGGAGCAAAAGTTTGATGGAGACATCACAGGTATTGTAGCAGGTGATGGTCTTACAGGTGATGCTACTTCTGGAGATGCTTCTTTAGCAGTCGGAGCAGGTACAGGTATTACAGTAAATGCAAATGATATACAGATTAGTGATGGGGGAGTAGATACTTTACAGTTAGCAGACGATGGAGTTTCTTACGCTAAAATGGGTAGTGAATTTACAACTGCTGCAACAATTTCTGCAAGTGATGTAGACTTTAGTTCTGCTGCGGTATTCACTAAAACGATATCTGCTAACACTACTTTAACCTTTTCAAACGTATCTACAGGTATGGTAAAGGATTTAGTAATTACAGGGGATTTTACTTTAACACTTCCTGCATCTGTTAAGACAATTACAGGGACTTACGATGGAACGGTAAGTAACCTTATTCAAATAGTATCAACTAATGGCTCAACCGAACAATGGGCTACAATTTCTCAAGAAGCATAATTATGATAGCAATACAACACGAAGGAGCAATAAAGAAGTTTACTTCCTTACCTAAAGTTTGGAAAGATGATAATGGTGTTCATTTGAATATTACAGATGGACAAGCGTATGGGTTTTATCCAATCGTAACACCGTCTTATAATTCAGCAACTCAATACTTGGGAGATTTAGAGTGGGATGGGGATAGTAGTACTTTTACCTATCCTGTAATTGACAGAACTTGGTCTCAAACAGTAGCTGAACTAAAGGAAAGTAAAATAGCAAACCTAAAAAGTATTTATAACAGAAAGTTAGAAGAAACGGATTGGTACATTATTAGAGCATCAGAGGGTGGTACAGCTACACCTCAATCTATATTAGACGATAGAGCAGCTTTAAGAACAGAATGTGCAACCAAAGAAGGAGAGATTAACGCACTTACAACAAAGAAAGCGGTAGTTTCTTATTCTTTACCAAACCTTGACTAATGGTAAATAAAAGATTAATAAATACAGGAGCTGAAGCTGCGGCATTTGACCCTTTACAAAACTTTGAAACTGTAACCTACACAGGAAACGGAGGTACTCAAAAGATAACAGGGTATATTAGAAAGGGGGTGGCTAATTTTGATAAAACAAGGTATATAACTTTACCGCAAAATCCTGCTATTTCAGCTACTACTAACGATGATTTTTCAGTCAGCTTGTTTTTTAATTTAGATTCAATACCAGCTTCTGCGGATTATTATGGTTTATTTGGTACTCCATTAAGTAGTCAAGTTTCAATGCTTAGGGTGCTATTTAGAGGACACGGTTCAAACCAAGCCTCTTTTGAAGTATTAAGAGGTATAAATGGAACTTATTATTACGCTTCTTCTTCAGATTATGCAGCTACAAAAACAACGTTTAGCACTAATACTTGGTATCACCTTTTAATTAATTACACCGCATCAACTAAAACGGTACAGTTATATATAGACAATACCTCCTTAGGTAGCTACAATATAACAACAACAGGAACTGCAACAACTGCGACACAACTTGTTTTAGGAACTTATGTAGCAAATCACCCATCAGTAAATAAATCTTGGCTTGGCAGGGTAGACCAACTAAGGATATTTGATACGCCTATAACGTCTTCAAGCAATAGGGATACGCTAAAGGATGAAGATTACGCATCTTCTACAAAATCAACTACNNGTTCAGGTGTTGCTTTATATGAGTTAGATGAGGATGCGAATGATACAGGGGGAGTAAGCGGTAAGTTTGGTAGTGCTGCTATATTTAATGGGAGTAGTAGTGGTATATTTATAAGTTCAACAGGAAATAGTGTTTTAAATTACGACCAAGATTTTTCTGTTTCTATGTGGGTTTATATGACAAATTATCCACACGCTGCATCGCAAGACCATTTNNGTGGTGGAACAAGAATAATTCCAATGTCTATAAATACAAATGGAACTGTAAATGTTAATTTTTTTAATGTTAGTAGTGATTTTATTGATTCTACAACAGCCCTTTCTTTAAATGCTTGGACACATATAGTTTTTACAAGAAGCAAAACTAATGGACGAACTTTTTATATAAATAATAATTCAGCAGGAACAGATTCATATACAGGAAATGCAAGTTCTATATCAAATCGTGATACTATTGGTCAGTATTGGGATGGTTCAAGAAACAGTTTTGACGGCAAAATAGAC